TGATTCATATTTTCTGCATCATTATTTATATTAAATTTGTTTCATTATTTTATCGAAATACGCTTTACAAACAACAAAATAAATGATATAATAAATTATAGAGTTAAGGAAGCAACAAACAACAAAATAACAAAACATTAAATGGAGGTCATTATCATGACAAAAACTTATAACGTATTAATCACATTACATAACGGGATCGAGCGCAACATTCTAGTAGATCAAGAAACACCAGTATTAGCACTAGGTATCGCAACAGCACAATTAAAAGAACACGAAGCTAGCAACATTCGTGAGTTCTCAGTAAAAGAATATAATTGATTCATTGGCGAGTGCATAATTCATGCAGTCGCCTTTAGAGGTGTAACAACCACGTAAACAAGCCCACACGAAAACAAGTAAATATGCAAACAAGGGAGGATGTCCACATGTTTTTCTTTTATGCAGCACTAATTATTTTCGCAATCTCTTTGATAGATTTTACATTATCTAGTGATTGACACAATAATCTAATTTGTATACAATGAAATTCCTGCTCTTTGTCCAGTCACACTTTTTTCATTCTTCGGACATACAGCATAGTTTCATATCATCGGAGGAATGAAAGAATTGACGAAGAAGCAACGAATCATTGAAAAATGTATCGAAATAGCAAACAAGACTACACGTAACGACATCTACACAGATATTTTGCTCCAAGAACTCGACACATTAATGTATGAGTATCATGTGGAATTAGACTTGTTTCACATGAAACATTCTGAAACACAAAGGAGACTACAAAAATGAACGAAGAAAATTATCAAAAAGCCGTAGCTCAATTGAAAGCAAGATGTAAACAAATACTGGAACAAGATACAACAGATAAATGTACCTTTAACGCAATCATTGACCAGTTGGAATTTGATGTAAGCGATTATATGATGGTTGTCTACGACAATAACGATCCATACAAAAAAGACCAGTCGTGAGTGACTGGTCTTTTATTATCCAATATTCATTTTCTTAAATATTTCATATGCGCTGCTTCTCATGAGCTGGTTATCAAACCTCAAGTAACCCTTCTTAAAGGCACTAACCATTTTCTTCAAATGGTAGTTATTACGCCAACCCACAAGTAACATAGTATTCTCCTTCAAATCATCCGTAGTCAACGCATACACGCTTTTACTACTAGGATCATTGTCAGGGGACATATACATTAAACCTTCGTTTACATCAACCCATATGCCCATTGTAACGCCTTTATAAATGATACTAAATACATGTTTACTTTTCTTGCTTCGTTTCTCTACAAACAATTCACTATCATTTGTAAACTCATTGTCTAAACTCATATCACCGTATTCAGTCCCATCTATCAAGCTACCAAACCTCGTTTTACGTCTCTCAGCGGAGAAGTCAACACTGTCTGGAATCTCTACTACAATGTCTTTATACGCATTGTAGCGCTTGTTTATGTTTGGTACTAGGTCAAAGTATAGGAAGTAAGGATTGATAACAGAAACAGCATTTGATAGACATACACAGCGAACATCATCACGCCCACGAAAAACAGTATCCATTAAATTCAATAACGCTTCAACGTCATTCGGTAAATATCCACTCTTATCTTTTTCACGGATAAACTCGTCAAATATAATAGTAGATACCATAGGATAGGCATTTGATTTTTCCGTTTGCCATGCACTTAATGGAATAGCCCATCCAAACAATTTATCGTCTATAAAGAGCTGTCTTCCTTTCACTTTAAACTCATGATCGGGAAACTCAGTCGCTATATCATTAAAGTAGTTACCGATCTTTTTTAATTCACTTTTATATCGTCTCACGTAAATCATTTGCTTTCCGTGTTTTAAGAATTGATTGATCGGGTGCTTCTTCCACGCATACGATTTACCAATACCACGAGCGCCGATCACGAAGTTCAATATTCTGTTGTAAGATAGTAATTTACTTGGGCTATAATATAACGACTTGTCCATTTTAAAAACTCCTTATTTAATTCTTATTTTTTGTCCTACAATAATCACATTTTTATCTTTTATACTTGGATTCAATGTTAGTAATTTACTAACTGTTGTCTTCTTTTCATAGGCAATATGATAGAGTGTATCACCTTTTGCAATGGTATAATACTTATATTTTGCCTTTGGAACATTCAGAATTTGACCGACTTTAATCAAATTCGCATTCGGGATGCTATCTTTATTCAATCTTAGTAAACTAGTTAAACTAATGTTGAACTTCTTAGCAATAGCGGTTAACGTATCACCTTTTCTCACTTTATAGGTTGTACTAACACCGTCATTAGTTGAACTAATATAATCATCATCGTTGTTAGTTGTGGTTGATCCGTTGCTGCCTGATCCACCGCTGCCCGTAGTAGCTCCACCGCCTGTTTCATTGCCGCCCGGCGTATAATCTTCATTTAATTCAGGTGGAACAGGTTCCGGTTTTGTTCCTGTGTCTTCCTTTGGATCAGTAGGTGTACTTGGATCAATAGGTTCAGGTTCAACAGGTGTCGGCTCAGTTGGTTCAGTAGTAGGAGGGGCAACATAGGCAGTAAAATACATATCTGCTTCGGCTGCTCTTCGTCTAGTTAACCCATCATAAACAACACCGCCACTTTTATTCCAGCGGCTAAACTGATAGCGAACATCATTATCTTCATACGCATTGACACGTTTTAATAGGGTACTATTCGTATAGGCACTAATACCCACGTTATAGGTAAAACTAACTAGAGCGTCAAATTGGTTCTGATTTACGTCACGGATCGTAACTCTATCAACAGCCTGAACATATTCGACTAGATCATCTTTTAACATTTGTTCGGCTTGCGCTTTTGTGATCGTTTGACCTTGGCGAACATCGGAACCATAGTGACCATAACCGATTGTCCAGTATTTTTCTGTGGAAACTGCTTTGTAAGCTGTTAACCGTAAACCTTCATAACTTTTAATAAAGTCTACACCTTTTTGAGAAATATTCATTTAGCACCGCCTTTAAAAATTTTGTTGACAAAATCTATAAATAACGCAGTCTGTTTATCATCTTCTGCTAGGCGCAAGTGAGAAAGAATAGAATTAAGTTCACTTAATAGATAACCGATGAATAAAACATATAGCGCACCGATCCCAATAGGGGAGGGGACTAGAATTGAAACAGGCACGAAATAGATTAGGATCATAAACATAACCATTTTTCGAGCTATTCCATAAATCGCTTTGCTGCTGGAAAAGTTGACTCTATCGTTAAATTTTGCATTGATAAATCCAATTAGAAAATCAATCACATTTGCAATTAAAATAAGAGTTAATAGATATAGAATTTTTTCATTGTCGCCTATCGTCCATTGCATTAACCAATCAATCATTTTTATAACCTCCAACCGTTAACTGCGTCACTCAATAATAAATGATGCAAGTCACGTTTCTTTTTGTCTGCTACTCCTGTTCCATCATCTGTACCATTTCCACCGAAACTCATAGCTAAATATTCTTGTGGATCAATCGTTCCTTCTTCCGTAAAGAATCCGTCTTGACTTGTAGCGATAGCAAAATCTAAGTGAATGCCTGTACTATTTCCACCGTTACCCATTGTCCCTATTTCTTGTCCTTTTGTAACGGCTGTTCCTACTGGAATAGGGGAGGGTTCATTCATGTGTAAATATTGAGAGAAATAAGGATCACTCGTATGCTGTATTCTTATTCCATATCCTGCATTGGTTACTTCACGGTTTTCAACCACAATTCCATCTTGTGTAGCATACAATGGATGCTGAGAGCCAGCTCCACCGATATCAATAGCAGCATGAAATTTGTATTCACCTGTAACAGGGTTTGTTCTCCATCCATACGTATCCGTAATTTGTAAACCGGCTTCTGTTGGGAATGCAGGAACACCGCCACCGCCACCAACATTTGAACCGTCACCGCTTAACGTATCATACCAGTGCCTAGCCTGAGTGGATCGGATCGGCTGGTTTGAATTTGCTGGACGTTCATAGTTCTTAATGAAAGCTTGTGCTAAATATTCGGGACTTTCTGTTGACACTTTGAACTGCTGGAAAGTCATAGGGTACGCACTCGTTTTGATCCATTGTATACCATTGGCTATTTCGTAATTAATACGGGCAATTTGTGGATCAATGTCTGAGTAAACTTTTCCTTGCGCTCTAGCCCAGTCAATGTATTTACTTGCTGGTGTCCATTGAACGAGTCCATATCCTGCGTGCATATCACCTGTACGAAACGACTCCCATAATTGAGGGTTCATTGTCGATTCAGTTTGCATGTTTCCAAGAATGCCAGCTACGGCTTCTTTACTCCAACCCGTAGCTAACATTGCATTCATAATATATTGAGCATTTATTTTTTGTTCGGATGCACTTAAATATTTGTTACCTCCAACCCAGTTTGCCATTAGCTTACAGCAACAGGGTAGGTCACTGTTCCAAATGTATAATAACCGCTTGTTGCTCCGCTGCCTTGTACATAAACTGAACCGTCTGTATCAATGTAACCCATAACATTGTTATTAGCTCCACTAAAACTAGTAACTGTAACAGGAACTTTATAGTAAGGGGCATGGGTAACTTTTGCGATCTTTTTCCACCCACCCGTGATAGGCAGCACAGCACTATCAATTGTGAACGTACCCTCTAAATATGCACGGTGTCCGATTGGTGTTCTTTCCTTATACGTATAGATAGGATCAAAGAAAGAACCATTGCTAACACCAGTCATTAACGTTGCATTGACTTTCGCATCACGAGCAAAGTTTGCAGTTGTTTTGTAGTCGATCCACTCTGTTACTGTTTTCGTAGAATTACTCCAATAAATCCAGCGTGTATAAAGTAGACCAGCACTCGAAACAAATGTCTGTAAAATGTCCACACCATCATAGGAAACGTCATTATACAAGAATCCTCTTCGACCTGTGGGCGTGTCGGCTGCTAGTCCTACGGAAAAAGCTCCACTTTCAAATACATCTTCTAATTTTTGTGTAGCGTCATTGATGTAACCTTTTACACCGCCATTTTCACGGTAATAACCTCGTGAAATTCTTCGTGTAAGTGATCCCGTACCCTTGGCACTAATTTCATAGAGTTCATTAATACGCTGCCTAAACTGTCCACGAGTATAACCAACAAGTAAAATCTCACTGAAATTCTCGTCCAGTACCACTTGCAAGCCTTCGGGTTCACTATAGTTATTTGATGACTGCATCGAAACAAAATCAATCATAGGGCGGCTGTTTACGAGTTCACCAGTTTCAATGGAATACTCCCAAATCTTATGAGGGTATTGATTGATCTGTGCGCTGTTAGAATCTACACCTGTCATACAGAAAATACTTTTTCTTCCTATAGCCATACCTTGATAGGGTCTAGCACTTGTGTCTAATGTAATAACCATATCGGGAGCTGGAAGGGAAGAGACATTTAAAATGTTTTTCTTGTACACTTGTACGCTGCTAGATGTTGATGCATCTTGTAAAGCAAAAACGGTCTGATCCTCATTAAAAGATAGTTTCCAATCTCTACCTGTGAACTGTGGTAAAACTGTACATTGTGTAGCTAGATCATTAATGACTTTACCATTGACAAATTGAGTACGAACAGTTAAGAAGTTTCCATTTTGAGTTAAATTAAGAATCAGATTATCTGCTGCATTCAAATCTACATTGAATCCGTCACCGTGGGCAATATTCTGAAAGAACATTTCACCTAGTAACTGACCTGTTGTATTCATCTTGGCGATAATCATAGTAGGTGTAGAGAATCGTTTGTGTTGATCTTCATACGCTGCATACAAACATTGATTCTTTTTATCGAAAACCGTTTGCTGCATAATGTCGAATACTTCGAGATATGCTCCCAACTTAACATTTTGTTTTAAAGATGCATAGTTGTATGAGTCACCAAACAGCTTATGGATTAGATCATCGAAATAACCACTTTGCAGCAGCTCGTCAATTTTCTCTTCGGCTACATCATGCAAGCCTTCGCCCATAACCCAATCCATAACCTTGTTCCATTGTTCCACAACGTCATTGACAAGTTGATCCGTTTCGTGTAGGTGACGAATGATCTTATTTACTTTTTGTAAGAGAGTCATAGACTCGTCAAAAGCAGTCGGCAAGTAACGTTCATAACGTTGTATCATTACTTCTGCTAACACGTTAAACGATGTTAACGAGGGTTTAGTCATTTTTATTCACTCCTTAAATTTGTTAATTGATACCCTTCATAATCAGTTGGATATGATCCTTCTTCAATTTGAAAAGTCTGAGACATTAAATTTAATTCTGATTGAGTCATTACATAGTTTGTGTCAGAGCTGTTAAACTGCCAACGAATAAAGAAACAGTTTGAAGGTGTTGTAAATTTACATCGAATACCGTCAACAGTAATAGATGGTCTTAAACCATTTCCTAAATAACCTTTAGTACGGTCAAAAGGATAAGGAGATATTTGATAATAGTTTGTTGGTTTTGTAAAACAATAGGTTGTATTCGGTTTAACAGCAATGTAACCTTTTGCTCTCATAACATAGTTCAATGGCGAGTCTAAACCCGTTGCACTTGCAATCGACCCCACTTCAAAAGCATTGTTTATTTTGTCGTAAACATTCTTTTTCGGGTACAAGGTTGCTAATGGGTGAACAGCTTGATAAGGTTCAAATGGTGCAATGTTTCCTAGTGATAATTGAAAGTTCTTTACATATTCTTCAACGTTTAGAGAAGTATTTGCATGAAACTCAACTCTGTATGAAGCACCTGCAACAGCATTAAAACTTAATGATTTTGTTGAAGCAGTAACAATATAATAGGTGAAAGCTCCACCTAATGTTTGTCTTACATACATTCTTCCGTTTGGCGATATATCATCAACGGTTAATGTGTAAGAATTTCCTGCTTGTAATGCAACGTCAATTCCTGAAGTTTGGAAAGATGACGTTTGATTAATCTTTAAATAATAATCTGAAACAAAAACAGCATTTGCATGTTTTGACCATCCGCTATCAGTTAACGGCTTGATTAAATTCTTTTTAGGTTGTTTTGTTGCTGCTGGGGGTACACTCGCTTTTGGGTTTACCAAAGTATAAGGTTCAAAGGGTGTTTTCGTTCCTTCTTCTAATTGCATGTTTTCAAACGTAAATGTTCCTGCTTGTGAATGAGTTAACCGCAACGTAACAAAACCTTTATACGTATCATCAGGTGTAAAAGAAAAAGTGTCGGGTTTTCCTACATTTGAATCTTGAACCATAACCATGTTTACATCATGGTTTCCAACTTTACGTTTATAGAAACGATAAAGCCCCGTCATGCTTTTAAAAGAAAAGGTATATGTTTTCCCAATTTCTACTGGAATCCATATTAATTTTCCCTGAGCACCTTTATCTAATGTGACGGTCATTTTATGAGGGTTAACAGGGTCAACACTCATTGTTCCGCCACCTTGCGAATAATCATTAAACCAATCAGCACTTAAAAAGTTTTGAATTAAATTCTTTTTAGCTACCTTATTCGCTGATAACATTTTCTGTTTCCTCTACTGGAGCAATCCCTTCACTCATTGTCTCAACGTCGTATTGTAAAAGAGCTTCATAGGTATCACCGTTAATGCCTTTCTTCCAGTCAATACGATTGTATGTAGAGATAATATAATTTTCTGTTGGTTCGGGCATTTCAGGAGAGGGTTCAAAGTCCTCAATAATTGTTTGACACGCTGCAATGATCTCTACACATTCCTCATGTGTTAATGTCATAACACCATTCGTAAAAGGGGGTGCATAATAATCTGATCCGTTATAAGCCATTGTTTATACCTCCTATGCTTTCAATTCTGTCCAAATAATAAAGGTATGTGCTGTTGTACTGTCTCCATTGAGAACACCCACTTTAAAATACGGTGCTTTTTTCTCTACGGTAATCGAACGGGATTTCGATGTACTATCACCCATTATTTGTTCTAAACCGTGTTCAGTTGATTGGTCAAATGACCAGTAAATATATAATTGGTTTGAAGTTGAAGCGTCATTTAAAACATGCACACTGATCTTGTCAAACTTTGAACAATCAAACCATGATCCTTTACTCCAAGTAGAAGGGGCAACGACTGTATTGTTATGTGTTTGAATTTGATTAGATAAACGACTTTGCATTTGAATAGGCAGCTGCTTATCTGTTGAATCAATCTTTACACTCAATACACCCGTTGTCGGGTCTGCTCCTAACGACAATTGAACAATTGCAGGATTTTCTTGCGTAAATTGTTCTTTTCCATTACTTCCGAAAATAGTCGGGCCGCTCATTTATCTTCCTCCTTAATATACGAGCATGAATAACTCTTTGCTCATTTCATCGAATATTGTTCGTTCAATTCGTAGCAAGGCAGCACGATATTCTTTGACTAGCTGCGGATAACTTGCCGATCCGTGTTTACCAGCTTTTGAACTAACATAGTCTTCCACGGTGTTAATGTCACTTTGCAGCTTCTCGTTTCCGATTGAATCCGTGTTGCTGTCTTTTGTGCCATCGTTCGTATGTTCACCGTTTACTGTTTCGGCAATTTCTTTATCAGATGTAAACACATCTTTTTCACTAGCATGTGTTGTCGTGTCATTGTCAACCTTCGAGTCCATTTTACCCGTTGTCTTATCTTGACTCGTTTCATCTGTTGTACTTTCGCCATTTGTAACCGTGTGATTATTCGCCTTGTTTGTACCTTCTTTGATCTCGCTTGCATATTCAATCACACCAGCTCCATCATTTGTCGTAATAGCCAAACGACTGTCAGGGGTATCGGAAGTAAGATCCCGATGGAAGTCGGTTTGATCTGTGGTACTGTCAGACGAATTTGTATTGTCTTGATGTCCCGTATGATCCGTTGTGCTTGATGAAGTTGTTGCTGTTGTCACATCATTTTGACTAGTCGAGTCTTTTGTTTTGTCCATAGTGGAATCAAAATCTTCACTTCGAGAAGTCGTTTGTTTCGTTGTTCCTTCATCATGCATGGTATCTTTCGACTTGACGTTTCCAGTTGTATCTTTATTATCTGCTCGCTTACTATCATTTTGTTTATTTGAGTCAATCTTGTAGTTCACGTTTGTTAACGGATCAAATTCAAGTAGCTCTGATTCAAACAATTTATTGTAGTAAGGCATGTTAATAATGAGCCAGTTTTCAAGATAGAATTTAAACAAACCTTCCGTCTCGAATCCGATTTCTCTCATATAAAAGTTGCGGATAAAATGAGTCTCAAAGATATTCCGATAACTTTCATCAAAGAGGGGATATTCAAAATCAAACAAATGCTGCCTTCCAGCTTCTATTCTGTTGCGAGTTGGCATGTGTTCATCTTGGGAGAACATTTCGATATAGTTACGAAGCTCCATTGTATAACTACTCATTAGCAGCACCTTCTTTTTCTTTAGGCTGCGGATCAGTAATGTTGCCGGCTAACTCTTCTATTGCTTCCACACGGAATTTTACACTTACATTTAAACCGTAAAGCTCATTAATTAAGGTGCAAGCTTCCTGTCTTGACTTCAAGAATATGTTTCCGCTGTTCTCGATCTGCTCATTATTGCTATCGGCTTCTGAGGTAATCATACGTTCTTTCTTTTCTTGGTTCGCATTTTTAATGCCCAGGTACGTCATGACCTCATTCCAAACCGCATTTTTCTGAGCGTTCAATTTATCAACCACATACGGGGCATCCGTCTTGAACACTTGGATCGTATCGGGATCGACACTTTCATGAGCAAAGATCACGGGTGCATTTCCTTCATACTGGTTGTAAATCTGTTTCATTGATAATTTGTTATTGTCATTCGCTGTAATCAATACAGGTGTTTTTTGTGCATTTTGGTTGACACTAATAATCTCTTTTAGTTCGGCTAGATCACTAGCAAACATTTCAAGACTATTAATAGAAGAAACATGATAGTCATTGTTCCAAATAACGACACCTTGACCTTCTTTCTTTTCCATATCTAAATAGTTATAGAGAGGAAAGGTTTTGTTATAGGCTGGTGATGCAGCATGAAATTCTGTAGGCAATAGGTAATGATCCACACGCCCACTTGCAGCACCTTGAGAAACAAGATAACCAAGCGTCTTATCTTTATAAAAAGCAACATAACCCATTTGATGTAATGACATTTCTAAATAACGGGGATCAATGCTTTTCGGTAAACCTTCCCACTCAAAAAGTTGATAAGTGAGGGAGCAAAGGTATTTCATGTAATGGTTATACCAATTATTCGCTCGCTGCTTTTGCACATCCTGTAATGATCTGTAGCTAGTTTTTCCCACTAGATCACCTCATTACTTAATGAATAATTTCCTACATCGTTCGTATGCCATAATGTAATACCATTATCAAACACGGCTTTTAGCTCACCCATATCTTCATTGTTGAAGTCACCAGTAATCATGCAGCTCTGCGTTTGTACGAAATTCCAGTTTTGGCGAGTATGGAAGTTAGGCACTTTTACTTCATTTAACTTGTACCCATACATATTAAAGAACGTTTCTAGCTTTTTACGATATTCGGGTTTGATCTGTTTCTTCATTAGAAAGAGTCCTCGATACCCGTTACCGTATTCAAAAGCTGTATTGCTACCCATCTTACCAATGGCAGGGGGGATGTTTGCAATATCCTGTTGCTTGGCTTGAATGGCTTGTAGTTGCAGCACGGTATTTCCTGCGCCTTGAACTGCTCCCGATGCAGCATCAGCTACTCCTAACGGGTTACGATTCATAGCAGCTCCCACGCCACCAAGTGCGCTACCGACTCCATTCATAGCACCGTTAAACTCAATACTGTCTTTTTGGTTCTGAATGCTGTTTTTGTTTCCTTGTAAATAGGCTGCAAGGTAATCATTTAGAATAGGTACGTCATTCGGGTTATTATTTATAATAGAAGCTTCCAGTGTGACTTGATCGGTTAAACCGTTGTCGGGAAGTTCGCTACCGTTGTTATAATGACCGACTGTGTACGAAACTTTGTTACTAACTCCTAATGATCCTCGAATATGTAAAACAAGGTTATCACCAGCAATGTACTCATTTTTAAAATCTCGTCTGTTCCCTTTAAAATCGTCAAGGGTTAGAACTGTGTACGGATGCATTAATAATTTAGATTCTTTGACTGTGCGATAATCAGCGTACTTGCTGCCGAAACTTTTTGATAAATAGGTATATGTCTTTACATCTTTTACATAAATCGTATTAAAGTTTTCTGCTGCATCATCGGCAACACCAGCATGTTCAAACTGATCTACATTAAACGTAATTGATCCGTCTTGACCGTTTGCATCTGCGCCTATGTAGTCGGTGATATACAATGCAACAATATTATTAACTGCGTCTTGCTGCGTATACAATCCTTTCAGTACGGTTTTAATATCGCTTATAGCTGGACTAATATTTGTTGTTACGGTTGATCCATCTTTCTTAAACGGATGCACATAATACGATAGAGGTTGAGGTACACCATTCACAATAGGAGCAATTTTTGATTGACTAGCGGAAGGGTTTTCTTCCTCACCTGTGTTGACTTCATCATGCATCTTTTGTTTCGCAACGATTACTAAAAACTGAACGTCACCATGAGGAACATAATTTTCAGCGTGAACAATGTCATACTCTGTCCCGTAATTTAGACCTTCATCAACCGTGTTGACTACTGGTGATCCGTCATCGTTCCAAAGCTTACAATGTTCTCTGACTACAAATGAAGGTTTAAACGTCATATCGAATTTCCACGTTTGCAGCACATCAATTGTAAAATGCACATAGGTTACTTTTTGGTTTTTATATTCGAGTTTGGTTACAAAGGCATAGAACCACTTGCTGCTATATTGAGCGTTCTGGAACATTAAATAATTGACGTTCCATAATTCATCAATGGAAGCATTAACCGAAACGAAATTTTTACCCTCGATCTTTTGAAAGGTTGCAGCACTCATTGAATGGACTACATTTCTACTTGTAAAATAAGTTGTCTGATCGGTTTTACTATCAAACCATCTGCTATGTTTATAATCATTCGAGAAGGGAACACCCGACAAAAGTCGGATATTCGTTCCCGAAATGGGTACTACTGCCATGCGCTAAACACTTCCTTACGCTGGAATAATTGTTACGATAGATTCACCGTTAACCTTTGTCGAGTCGGCTAGGGTAGTAGTTGCTGTTACTTTTAACTGACCAGTTTGTAAAGCACCAATCGTTAATTTACCAGTTGCGTCGATAGCTGTACCAGTTGCTAAAGTTGAACCTGTATCTGCTTCGACTTTCCAAGTTAAAGGATGATCGGCTTTATCTGTAGCTCGTACATACGCTTTGTATGTGTATGATCCACCAGCTTTAATAGAAAGAATAGCCGGATCAAGAATAATTTGTGTAACGGCTGCTACTGTACCCGACACAAACGCTACTGCATTCGAGAAACGAGATACAGACATTGTTTGCCATACGTGGTAGAAGTAATTCCAGTACAAGCCTTTAGGGTTACGAATCGTTTCTAATTTAAGAAGGTTATCGTAAACCATAAACCATTCACGATCCACAAGAACAGCTTCTAAACCTGTTGAAGCGAAACCGTCAATTACCGTTACATTTCCAACAAAATCAGTTTTGTTCATATTGAACGCTTTTGCTAAAACGTCAACGTCTACTTCTGCTTCAAGATCAGCGTCAATGATTAGGTGTAGATCATTCATATCTGTACGAGTATGAACAGCTAGAGCATTATAATCACGTGTTCCCATAGGTAAAGTCATACGTCTTGCAGTTGCGCGTACTTTCTTGATAAACTCACGAGCTGCTGTTTCTGTGTCCGGTTTTGTAACTGGAACCACTTTAAACATGCCTTTTGCATAGTAGTTATCAATCAGTAATTTCATGTATTTGTACTCGTCAACCTCTGCGCTATTATAAATTGCATTAATAATAGAAGAAAGGAAGCTCTCGAAGTTACCCCAAGATACAAATGCAGTCTTCAAAGACTCATCTTGAATCGTTTGATCGTAACGTTCTTGACGGTTACGCTCATGGAAAAGAGTTTTAACATTCGGGATTTCACGTTTGAAAACCGTTTGTTCTGCGTCTTCAGGATCATACTTTTTCGCTTTTGTGATATCTGTAAAGATTTCTTCAATTGTACGACCTAAAGGCATTTGACCCTTTTTAAATTTAGCTAATGGGTTTTCAAGTGAAACCTGACGCATAACCACTAGTCCAATACGATCTACTAAGTTTGTAACAAATTCATTTAGAACAGTTTGGTTCATTAAGATACCAGCACCAAGGTCAGTGATGTTATCCGCACTTGCTAAAGGTACATATTGTTTGAATGAGTCTGATGAACTGTTACGGATCGCATTTAAAATATCATATGTATTCGTAACACCTAGCGAAGACTTAACTTGATTAATCGTAATACGCATTAATAATTCCCCTTACTTTCAATAGATTCTAATGTGATTGATTCTGAGAAAGTTTTCTCTTCCTCTTCTTTCTTGCCTTCTTCCGAACGATCATTAAATGATAATTGACGGAAAAACTTGCTGTTCGTAATTGTTAAAGCGTCATTGAGTTCTTTTAACTCGTTGTTCTTTCGTTCTGTTTCTTCGGTTAATAAAAACAAATCTGTTTCATCTGAAGTAACTTTTTGAAGGATTTCAAGACCTTCCGGCTTGTCAGTTAAATGTGAATGTAGTTGATTGAATAACTCTAAGCGTTCGTCTTTTGTAAGTCCCATTGTGAGAACTTCACCTCACTTTAATAAAAATTTTTGTCTTATAGATTGTGTTTTCCAGTGGTTTCCCGTACCACTATTTAACTATATCACCATTCGACATGGTTCGACATACTTTAGGAAGAATTTCATGGTAAATGTCGAAATTTGTAGAACATTTGTCGAATTTTACTTGTTTTTTGTTAAAACTTACATTATAATCAATCTTACGTACTAGGAAACTAGTAATATTTTTCTAAATTTGTGTTTCAAAAGTAAATTAAAATTTGTTTGAAAAACAGTTGACTTATTGAATACACATCTATATAATAAAAAGAGTAAGGAAGAGCAACACAACATTGAATCTAAAAGGAGAACGAAATCATGAGAAAATTTATGACTAAAGAAGTTACTAGTACAACTGTTAAAGTAACGGAGATCACAAACGTAGAAGGACAACCTGTAGCAACTCAACTGGAAGATGTTACATTGTTAGGAAACGTTTCATTAGATAAAGCACAACGCACAATCAACAAAATGTTTGCTGGACGTAACGTAACGGTATACGGTGTTGAAACTGACACTAAAGTGTATGAGTTACCAGTTAAAGATTTTATCGAAATTGCATCAGTTAAAGAAGAGCAAGAACAAGAATAATCACGTATCTAGCTATTCACGTAATCAAGTATATAAAATTCAAATACAACTATTAAAGGTGGAAAATTAAAATGACAAACGAAATCATGACAACTCAATCAAACGAAAATTACGAAGTGGTAAAAACGGAAACTGGTAAATACCAACGTAAAGCAATCTACAAACCATATTCAAGTGTTACAGCAGTTACGAAAGAAGAAAAAATTGCAATGGTGAACTTACTATCTGAAGATTCAGCAGCACAACCATTAAAAGAACATATTGGTCAACAAATTGAGCTTGCGGATGTTATCTTTCAGCCTTACGATAAGTTAGATGAAGACACGGGTGAGATCGAGTACGGGGTTGTAAGTTACTTAATCGACCAAGACGGAATGGCATTTGTTACTTCATCGAAAAGTGTATATCATTCATTGAAAAAATTCTTTAACGTGTTTGGAGAGCCACACTATAATGCAGACGAAGCTATTACAGTACAAGCTGTCTTACGTGATGGTAGACAACATAAATATGTAGATTTAAAACTGATTGGGTGAGGGTGATTTTAGATGCCAGCTACTAAACGGGGTATCTATCACAATCTGAAAGAGAGCAAATACGCAGCTTCTAACGGAGAGGTTGCGTTTTTCTTTTCTAGCAACGTGTATAGAGACAAGTTTCTGAACGGATACATAGAACATCGTGAAAAGTTTTCCACTCGTTTCAATACCCTTGTTACATCCAACATTTTGAACATCAGTTGTCTAGCTGACATTGATTTTTATAAACGTGTTGAAAAAAGGGGCTTTAGGGCTTGCATTAAAGGAGAAGACATATCTTGGCGAGAATTAAACCTATACGCATTAGGAAGAGCGACAAAAGCGAGTTCGCTCGACTGGTCAGAAATGCAAAAGCAAAAATCTATCGTGCAAAGAAGAATTACGGTGTAGACCTAAAAGGAGAAGTTGAGCTTCCAAAGCTGGACGACTTTGCTACACGTAAAGAGTTCAACAACTGGAAGAAACAAATTACTTCATTTACAGACCGTAGCAATCTTGATTATCAATTCGTTAAAAACCAACACGGGCAAGTGTTGAATAAACGACTTTATAAACAAGCCATAGAGAATGAGAAAATAGGAATCGCAAATGCAGAGCGTATGAAAAAACAATACGAGGACAAGCCCACGTTTAGCGGAGGGAAAAAACAACTCTATTCTGTAAAGGAAAGAGATCAGATGTTTAAGCGTTCAGTGTTCTTGTGGGAAGAGAAGTATAGGTTAAATTTTGAAAACATTGACCGTCCTAGTCGGATGAATCGAAAACTAGAAAACCTCGAAAAACGAGCCGATCCTAATTATTTTGAAAAACAAATGGATAAGATGAAGCAAAACTATATAGAAGGTTTGAAAAAGAATTTCAATAGTGATGCGGATTTTTTGGTAAAGAAATTTGAGGAAATACCAGCCGCCGATTTTTACGAAATGTATCTCATGATTGATGAAATCAATTTCGACTTTCATTATGAACCTGATGGCGAAGGTGAAAACGAGGGGCAACTCGGTTCCATCAACAGCTATCTTGAAAAGTACAAAAAGGGCGAACTGGATTTAAGTTTAAAAGGATTCTAACAAAGGAGGCACTTGCAATGCCTAAAGAAAGAAGACGTAAATTTTCATGTGATTTTGAAACTACAACCGAAGCAAACGATTGTCGTGTTTGGGCTTATGGTTGTGTTGAAATTGGTAATACAGAGAATATCATTGTTGGAAATAGTATGGACGACTTTATGGACTGGGCAAAGTCTACACAAGCCGATCTATATTTCCATAACTTAAAATTCGATGGTGAATTTATTGTAAACTGGTTGCTTCATAATGGATATGAGTATCACGAAAACGGTGGAGCAAACACCTTTAACGTAACCATATCCAACATGGGGCAATGGTACAAAATTGATATCTGTTATGGTTTCAAAACTAACACGAAACGCCGTGAGAAAAAACACACGGTTATATATGATAGTTTAAAGAAATTACCGTTTACAGTCAAGGGTATAGCCGAAGGTTTTAAGCTAGATATGGCAAAAGGTGAGATTGATTACAAGGCAAAACGCCCTGTTGGTCACGAGATCACCCCCGAAGAACTGGAATATATTGAAAATGACGTTTTGATTGTAGCCCAAGCTTTGGAACAACAATTCAAAGAAGGCTTGACACAAATGACAAACGGTGCTGATGCATTAGACGGTTATAAAGAAATTATATCCAAAAAGAAATTTTCTAAACTGTTTCCTGTGTTTGATCTTGAACTAAATGAAGAGTTCAGAAAAGCATATCGTGGAGGGTTCACATGGCTTAACAAACGATTTGCTGGTAAAGACATTAAAGAGGGAATCGTATTTGATGTAAATAGTCTCTACCCTTCTCAAATGTATTACAGACCGCTTCCATACGGTGCGCCTTTACCATTCATCGGAGAGTATGAACACGATGAACAATATCCATTATATGTGCAGCATATCCGCTGCGAATTTGAACTCAAAGAGGGTTATATTCCTACCATTCAAATCAAGAAAAATCTTAATTTTGCTGCTAATGAATATTTAGAACATAGTGACGGTCAGATCGTAGACCTGTATGTTTCTAACATTGATCTCGAATTAATGAAAGAGCATTATTACTTGGATGATGTTGAATATGTTGGAGGGTATAAGTTCAAACAGAAAACAGGATTATTTAATGATTATATAGACAAGTGGACAGCAGTAAAAACAAGTCCTGACTCAACCGCTGCTATGGTGATCCTAGCTAAACTTATGTTAAATAGTTTATATGGTAAGTTTGCGACAAACCCAAATGTTACAGGTAAAATTCCATATCTAAGAGAAGATGGATCATGCGGTTTTACAATGGGAGAAGAAACGTTTAAAGACCCTGTTTACACGCCAATGGGTTTATTCATTACCTCGTGGGCAAGATACACAACCATTACAACCGCTCAAAAGTGTTTTGATCGTATTATCTATTGTGATACGGATTCTATTCACTTGACTGGTGGAGACATTCCAGAAGCAATTAAGGAAGATGTTCACCCCAAAGAGTTAGGTAAATGGGCATATGAGGGAACATTTAAACGAGCTAGATATCTAAGACAGAAAACATATATTCAAGAACTTTATGGAAAAATGATTGAACGCGATGGAAAACAAGTGTTTAAGGAATGTGATCCGCTGGAAGCTACAACTACAAAAATTAGTGTTAAATGTGCTGGTATGCCGGATAGCGTTAAGAAACACGTTAATTTTGATAACTTTTACATGGGGCTAACATTAGAAGGCAAGTTGATGCCGAAACATGTAAAAGGTGGGGTAGTTTTAGAGGATACAACATTTTCTATTAAATAGGAGCGATGACAACATGTTTGCAAGTGAGAAGATTAAATGTGAAGAAGTTAATGGTGAAATGAGAGCATTCGGAGAAGACAGTATTTGCAAGAAAGACATTTTAAATATGTTAGAGAAAGAAATTCGTGTATGTCGTACTTATAATATTATGAGTTTACGTATGGGTTTAGAGGTTGCTTATACTCTAGTTAATGCATTACCTATGAACTATAAAAGTGTGGTTATTAGACCGCTTGTTATCAGTATGTTAGATGAACAAGTCAAGATTAATAAAAACTACTCGCTGCATGATAACATCAAAGGATTAGAACATGCATCGGGCATGGTTCGCTGCTTGGTAAGTGCATCATGAGTAAGATTGAAGCAAAAGAGATTATGGAAACAATCTCAAATATAGGTGATCGGGACGACAAAAAGCGATATGCTTATAGTGCTTTGGTAGGATTGAGAAGTGTTGATTTTTTCGAGTTTTTCACACGGGATCATATGAGAGTCTTAGGCTCTCTTTTTAAAGTCAAGTATGCAACTAGGATTGACAAATGGGATTTATGCGAGGAAGTAGATTATGCTATCAATGACTTATGATGTTCATATCCTGTACACAACAGGGAAAGGACTAGAGCAAGTCACAGCTTACGAAGTAGATAAAGAAGAAGCAGAGCGCATTTACGGTGGTATTTGTGGGGATATAATAAGCTTTGAAATGTGTAAAAGTGATCTGTTAGGGGTGATGAAAAAGTGAAAGATGTTTACCATGTGGAGCTAATGTTTGAGAATGATAAAAAGAAACAATACACTGAGAAGCTTATGATTGAAGAGTCAAAAGTTGAGCTTGCTAGAGTTATCATTGGGTTCCAGCCGAAGAGAGGATATAAGCTCGTTACCTTTTCGGGTTATGTTACGCAAATTCTATTTTAAAATAATAGATTGATATACGGGTACTAGGTATGGTATAATAGAGGAAGTTAGATATTAAAGTTCCTATATTGTACTTGTTACTGGGTTAACTCACTTTGATTAGTGCCGGTGCTGGTGGCGGATAGTACCCGTTTGCAATAAAACTGTTAATACTTTAACTAAAACCGGAACAGTGAAAAAGCCACACGGTGTATGTAGTAGCTGTTCCATTTCTAATATGGGCGAAAGCCCACCAAATAAATCATACTAAAAAGTCCATTTATGTATTGATGTTTACGTGTTGCAATTCTGAAGTTTATGTCGTTAAAACCACAGAGAAAATTGAGACAGATTTTTGATCGATAACGGATCAGGAATTTGTCTCTTTTTTTGTTGTGCAGATGGAAATATTTAGAAGATTTAAAGGGAAATTGAGTGAAAAAGTAGGGGGGG